AGAAAGAGAAAGGAATAGCGTTATGATCGTAACTTTTTCAAACATACATTAGAATAATTCCAAACAAGATAGTTAAAAATAAAATGATATCAACCCAGAAAAGAAAGATAATAAAATTCCAAAACATTACCTGCCTTGGCCACGATAGGGTTTACGATAAGGTGTTCGTTTTGAGTATTTTTTTGCGTGTCGACCCGGACGCTTTTTGGGAGTTCTTTTTGTGTAGTTTGATACACCAAACAGTGGTCTTTTTTTAGCCATGATCTTCGTCTGGTAGAACGCTTGCTTTAAATTTTGTTTGATCGTTAGCTACAACGTATTTAATTACGCCGTTTACTTTCTGTTCAAGATCAAAACCACAGTTTACACATCTGTAAATGTGTGGTTCAAAAGATACAAGAAGAGTTTCTGATCTGCACTCTGGGCAGTTACCTGTTACGATTTGTGATGTTAATTGTCCTATTCTAGCCATGGTGTGTACACCACTTTACCATCAACTCTTTGCGCACGCAAGGACTGGTTTCTGTTTGAGTTGGTAGAATAGCTGCAATGTATCCAGCCTGAAGTCGGTTCGTTATCTTTGTAAAATTCTAAAATAAGTTGGTCAAATTCTAATTCATTCTTGATGTAAAGAGCTAGCTCTCTGTTGTCTACACCAGGTATTTCAAAGTCTGCTGCGGCTGCGCCGTTGTCTGCCACATGTTGGCTGTTTACACTGCTACCTATTTCTAGGCAGAGCTGTGCACAACGGAATCCTGATGATATAATTAAAGGTTTATCGTAATGTGATCTAACTGGCTGCAATATGTTAATTGCTAGCTCTTTAAGATTTTCAATTTGCGCAGGGTTAGGGTTATTGTTTATACCTTTTCTCTCCGCAACCTGAGACTTAGTCAACTCGTCAAGAGTTATGTTAGCTGTAAGTTTCATTTGTTATCGTTTAATCCTACATATATTACAACACAAAGCAAGATAAAAGCTATGATAGTATTTACAGGTATGAAGGGTTCCATTATTCTAAAATTAGTGATCTTATTGACTTTGTACCGTCTACGTTTTCATCTAAGTTAGCTTTAGAACGTATGCATTTGTAGGTTATACCTTCTTGGTATTGGCGCTCTGCAACACGTTTGTGACGTAAACAAGTAGCCATGTTCGCTTGTATTCTATGCTCTTTAATATCAGGGCCTATGAACATGAGAAGGGCTATAACTTCGGCGACCATTATTTACTCCCGTTCTTGTAGATTATTTCTCTGTTTTTATCTTTTAACATTTCAATATCTTTAAGAACTTTATCCATTTGTTTTTGTAAAAATTCAATATTAATTCTGTTGTTCATCATGGCATCAAGTTGTTTATTAATTTTATCGGTTGTTTTATAAAGATCCTCCAACATCATGAATTGCTCGCTGTCTGCGGGCAAACTACCCATTTCTCCACGTGGCCATTTTATCCTAAATTCTGTGTTCTCTTCAAGATCTTTCTCCATCAATTCTAATCTTGTAGAATGTTGGTTGAGCGTTTCATGCAGGCCAAAATAAGCCCAGGTCCCGATGGCAACCATCGTGATCAAACTGGCAACCGTCTTCATAGGCATCTGCACCGAAGCCGATTCTGAGATTTTTAGGGCCATAAATTACTTATAGAAACCTTTAAAGATCCAATTGACCCATTTGTTCCACAAACCTTTAATCCAATTCCAGGCTTTGCAACAAACGTTTTTACATTGTTCAATCATGTTTCTTCTCCTCAATTTCATAGAAGAACTTATCAGTATCTTCTGTTTTCCATTGACTTGTATTTTCTACATTCCATTCAGATGTTTGCACTTTCCAATCTGGCACATTATTTTTAACAGTGAATGATGGGATATCCCATATACATCTATTGTTAGGTTGTGCTGCATAATTCCCGTCGTCGAGAGCTATGATGTGAGCACATTTGTGCTCGTGCGGTATCTCTGAATGATCCGTATCTAATATATTACTTTCAGGGTGGGCAAAGTCAACCGTAAATAGGTACTTGCCGTGGTGCCATTTCTTGTCTTTTCCTATGTATTTACCGGCTTGTGCTTCTAAAATATCCCAAGAATGAACAGCAGGATAATAACTAAAGCAATTCCAAAGCTGTAACTCGTCAAGTCTACGTCTAGGAACTTCTTGCGGTTTAAATCCTCTTTGAATGAATGCAGATATCGGGAGACGATAGAAGATAGCTCCATTTTCCATAATACAATGAAAAAGGATGCTACGCCCCGTGATAGCCGATAGACCAAAGATAATGCAGTCTTCAACTTCTCCGTGATGTTTCTTAAGGTCATACAAATACTCCTTTCTGATTTGTGCGTATTCCGGTGGTATGTTTGCGTTTAAATATGCCATAATAAATCCTCATTTTATACTGCCCCAGTTATCTCCCTCTTCATAATCTACTTTATTAGGAACTTCAAGAGCAACAGTTGACTCCATTATTTCTTTAATCTTCTCTGCTTCTTTTTTATTTTGTATAGATATATCTAATTCATCATGTACTTGTAGATGTGGTATGATGCCTTCAGCATGTAGGTCTATCATAGCTTTCTTTGTCATGTCTGCTGCAGATCCTTGTATCAATCTATTCAAAGCTTTGTATGTATATGCTCTTCTGATCCCTGGTCCGTGTTCCGCGAGCGCATCATCGTGAGGCAATGGCTTGTGGATACCGAACTGATTTGGTTCCCATAAATGAAACCTGCATAGTCGACCCAACAACGTTCTAACTTTACCTTTACGCTGTGCTCTGCTCATCACTGCATCCATTAACTGTTTAACAAAAGGCACCTTTGTATGATATTGTTTAAACAATTCATCAGCTTGTAGTTTGTTTACACCCAGCTCTGCCTGTAATTTGTTTTTACCCATGCCATAGAAAAGACCCAAATTGATCGTCTTAGCTTGTGTTCTAGGTATACCGGCCATATCTGCTACAATCTTATGGAAGTCTGCATCACCTTGCTTGTATGCATCAACGACATCTTCTACAGAAAAGAAACCTTGTAATGCTGCGTAGTGAACTACAAGTCTTGGTTCTTGTTGGTTGTAGTCAAAGCATCCCCACTTACAAGTCTCTTCAGGTATAAATAAACTTCTGATCCGTGGTCCGAGGTCTTTGTTCCTTGCAGGTATCTGCTGTAAGTTTGGATTGTTCATACTGAATCTACCTGTAACCGTACCACCACTGTCACCACGTAGTTGGTTTATCTCTGCATGTATTCTGCCTTTGCCAGAGTATTTTAATATTGTATCTAAAAATGTTGTATGTGCTTTGTTGATCTCTCTTGCTTTTGCAATAGCTTGTACAATCTTGTGTGGGTGATTAGCTAGAAAGTTTTTAGTAAAGCTTGGTGCTTGTGTCTTTGCTGTTCTATCATAGGGTAGTCCTAACTTATCAAATACTTTAGCAATAGATCTAGCTGCCCAGATCTGCACCTCTAATCCTGTTTCAGAGTATACGCCACCTAATAATCTTTTCTCTTCTTCAACCATCTTTCTTTTTTCTATGGCTGCTTTATCTACGTCTACCCGTACACCTAGGAATCTCATGTCAACTAACACAGGAAACAATTTAGTTTCCATTTCAAATATGTCTTCTATATCTTGGTGCACTATTTCTTTTTTTAATTCTTGCCACAACTCCAGTGTGAGTTGGGCGTCACGCTCCGCGTAAGCTCCAACGTACATAGCTGGTAGCTTATACATTTCTGCTTTGGGATCTACACCCCAAGACTTTGCAGCTTCGTACAATGCTGTTTCATCTTTACCTTTGCCTACAAAATCTCTACCACAATTATTTAAATCGTATCTAAATCTATTCTCATCAACCAAAGATGCAGCTATCATTGTATCTACAATCTTGCCATTTATCTTTAATCCTAATGCTCTTAACCAACACACGTCGTACATTGCGTTATGAAATACTTTTGTTGATGGTAGATTTAGTTGATCTTGCAACCATTTAAGGACCATCTTACGATCCATGTTACCACCGCCTTCATGTGCGATAGGATAATATGCACACCAGTCATGTGTAGCTAATGATATGCCAACCACATCACCTACACCCACAACAGATCCAGAGCCCATTCTTTCGTTTAAGTTTGGATCTTTTGTTTCTAAGTCTACGGCAATCTCATCATACTTTGATAGATCAGGAAAATCTTGTGGTGGTAGCCACTCTGTTTGTGGTTTAAATGTTATCTTCACTCTCTGCCTTCCATTTTCTGTATCCGTCTATCCAGTTTTCTAACTGTTCGGGCGTAGCATCTTGTAACTTCTTTTTCTCTAATTCGCAATAGTGGATTATCTTGTCGAGATCTTCGACTCCGTTCTTGTGCATGTACCTGCAAACGTATTTTATAACACAGCCCTGGAAGAATGAGAGATTATTTTTTGAAATAAACTCGTACGGCTGAATGTCATAGTACATGTAATGGGATCCACCCACCTGTTTGTTCTGTGGTTTATCATCATCATCCATC